GTCAATGCCGAGAATGTGGGCCATGCGGATGACCTCGGGCTTGTCCGGGGTCGTGCATTCGATTTTGATCCAGTCGCCTGCCATGGTGGTCGTTTCGGTGGGTTTGTCGCGTCAGTCGGAGCTAAAGCCGTGTGAGGGGCGAGGGGGTCGAGAGTGAGCGGCCACGTTCCAGACCTTGGGTGTAGGCGGTGTCGCAGTTTTTTTGCGATTGGGCGCGGAGATCAGCAATGACGCGATTCATGTAAAGGAAACTGACAAAGAGCGCAGCGGCAAAGCCTGCGGCAAATCCAAGGGCGGCGGTATCGGTGGGGTTCATGGGCAGGAGAATGGGTTTATAGGCGTTTGAATTCAAGGACCCAGACCCAAGGGTTAGCGTCCCAGCTTCCCGGGCCGTTGATCTGCTCCCAGAGGATGCGGTAAAGCTGGCGGTATTGATCGGGGTTGCCATCAAGGTACTCGTGCTTGGCAAGCAGGTAACGGCATCCCTCGGCCATCGCGTCTTCCTCAGAAATGTCTTGGAGGCGCTCGACCCAGACCCGAGTCAGTTCGAGCGTATCCCGCGAGGCCCAGCGGGGCATGTGAATGCTGGGCTTGCCTTTCAAGCTGGGCTTGGGTTCTTTGGCATCGGCTGGCATGGGCACCCAAACGGCGCTCTTCCCGGTGTCACGGTCAGCCAAGTAACGAATCTGGCATTGACGGGGGACGGGCGGCGTGATGCTGTCCGAACTGCCAAAGCAGGACCATGATTCCCGGGTCCAAAGTTGATCCCCTGGCACTCCGTAAGGGCAGTATTCGGCGATGTGCGGGTAAGGCCTGTATTGGTCACCCCCAGCTGGCTTCCACTGCCATTGTCCGTCCACCAAGGGGAGGCAGGTGCAAGTGCCGGGTTTTTGGAGGCAGGTCCACCCTTGGCCATTGGGTAGGCTTGTAGTCAGCTTGGCGATGCGGCGAGTCTGGGTTTTGCTGCCATCGCGAAGAGCGAGGACCATGGGGGTAGAGAACAAGATCGGTCTGGACTTCATGCGTTTCGTTTCAGTGTCGGTCGTTTGGGTTGAGGATCACTTGCAGGTCAGGTGCTCGCGAATGTGGTAGGTGACAGCGTCGTAAACGCGGCGGTAGGGAGCGGTGTCCCATGGTGGGAACCGCCGGATTTCATCCGTGATCTCGCGCCCGTTGTAACCTTTGGCGTGCAGGCTGACAATGACCGGTTTCAGGGTTGTGTACTGGGTGCGCCGAATGCCGCGATTTGCTGGCGGCAGGGCTGCTGCGTGGGCCATGAGATCGGCGGGCGGTTGCTGGGGTGCGCGATTGCGGTGCTGTGGCGTGGTGGTCATGGGATTACAGGCCGACAAGAATGGATGGCGGGACTGGTGTCGTGGCGAGCGTGTAGCGCCAAAGGTGTAGGCAGTTCGGTGCAAGATTGACCTTCGCCGACTCGGGCGGGTGAAACTGCAGGACGGTTTCCTCATCGTCCCAAAAGTAATGTTTCACGCGGTCCATCTCTTCCCATGTGGGGCAGCGCGGGATGGGCTTGGCATGCTTGTGCGCGGAGGGCGTCCATGCGCTGACGCTGACATGCTCCCAGCCAAACGCGGGGCTTGTGGGATCGGTGTCGGCTTCGCAGGCGATGATCAGCAATCGCTCGCTGCCACGGGGGCCGGTCGAGACCTTGAAACGGCCGTAGTGGGCTCCTCGTGGGCTGGCCAACGGGCTTTTCGTGTCGCGGTATCGTTCGAGGTGGGTCCAGTCTGCTTTCATGGGCGGCGGTAGGGTCTGAGGCTGAGTTTGCCGGCGATGAGGCCGAAAGCGGCCAGCATCAGGAGCCCGATGGTGTAGAGGGTGAGCATGGGCTAGGCAGGAATCAGGCCGTCGGCTTTAGCGTTGATCTCGTCGGCAGTCTTTAACAATGCCTCCTTGAGGGTCGCCAGAAGCGTCTGGCCCTTCCACAAGGAATATTTGCGGATAGCCTCCGCTTTTTCGGGTGGCAGTTCGGACAACAACCGGGTGGCGGTCAGTTCGTCGTGGGTGATTGCGTGTGCGCTCATAAAATTGATTTAAGATGAATTATATTCTCATCAAAAGTCAAAACGTCAAATCGGAATTGACGAAAGATGAAAAAGAATTACAATCCGATTCATGACGAATGAGGAAATTGAAAACTGGCTCAAACGAAAAGGGCGTGACCGTGCGTGGTTGGCGCTTCAAATTCCGGCCAGTAAAGGCACGGTCGATAACTGGTTTTCAAAAGGGTTTTCCGCCCCAGCTTTGACCGTCATTCAGCTTTTGATGGACAAGGACGAGGATGCTTCGGCAAACGACACGGGCTTGATTCAGTTTACGGTGGACGAGTTTGAGCGCATTGAGCGCGCCCGCCAGCGGTCCGGGTACGAAAGCAGGCCGCCGTTTTACCGGGATGCCATCTTGAAGCAAATCACGGCTATGGAGGCAGAAATGCCCACGATCAAGCTACCCACTGCTTACGGCAAGCCTACCAAGCCGACGGCCCCTGCATCCGATCTGCGGGTAGCCGATGAGAATGCGTCTGAAAACTGAACTTACTGAACTCTATGCACAATCCCCCCCCCCAAACGTCTGACCTGCCACTGCCTCCGCCTCCTGAGACGCCGATGATGCGGGCGCTTAAAACCTGCATGAGGGTGATGCACGAGGAAAACCTTGATCTCAACGAAACATTGAGTGTGTCAGCCATGATGGTGAGGAATGCCGCCCATGGCGTGGCGCAAATGGAGGGCAATGAGGACTCCACGCCTGGCATCGTACATCTGTTCCTGAGCAAGCTGGCGGCGTGCTTTCCGGGGTCGCTCCAAGAAACGACAATCCCCCAAGAAGCGCCCAGCCCGCCCGCCAAACTGCAACGGCGGCGGCTGAAACTTGGCGGCAATTAGTGACGTGACAAACCCAGCAGTATATGATGCGACTTGTTTCCCTTTATCTTTGGCTAACGTCCTGGCGTCGTGATGATGGCGGTGCCCTCGCCCGTGCTTTGGTAGTGGGACCGTTTGCCATCGGGGCCGATGATGAGGGCGGTGCCTTCACCTGTGCTAATGATTCGCGTGGTTCTGCGTGTGGGTTGAGGTGGCTCGGCCTGCTCGTGCAGCGCACGGTGCAGTGGGGTCTGGGTGTGGGCAAAGGGTTGGACTGGGGCCGTTGTGGGTGCCTGGGTGTATTGCGGTGGTTGAGTTTCCGCCGTTTGTTTCCAAGAAAGCGCGGCGGCATAGTTTTCATCGGCTCGGGTCTTGTTGGCGTTGGCGGCGGTCTCCCAGTTGGCAGCGATTTGCTGAAAGTCGTCGCGGTCTTTGACGATGATCGCGAGGTTTTCACGGTAACGTCGTTCATTTTGAGAAGCGGCTTCGACAAAAGAATCGTAAGCTCCGCTAAGTTGATCTGCACGTTTGGACTCTGCGGCTGCGGTTTTCTGGGAGGCATCAAGCTCGGACGTGAGGTTTTTGACGGTTTGCTGTGTGCGGTCGATCTCCGCGCGGAGGTTCGACTCAACCGCGGCGGGGTAGGGATCGGCAGCGGTTGTGGTGGCACCTGTTTTGTGAAGGTCAGCGGTGATGATGCCACCGATGAAGGCCAGCGCGCTCGTGGCCGTGAGGATCCCCAACTGAGTGAAGGTATGCAGTTTCATAATAACTCCCCAACCTAATGGCAAAACTCCGCTCCCGCAACTCCAGCGCGCCGTGCGCGGTCGTCCTGAAAATAGCCGTGCATCGAGGGCTGACCTACGAGGACATGCCGGGCAGGTGGCAGGATGAGCGGAGGCTCACCTTTGCGGCATTCCGCCGGGGCCAGTGGCCCCCTCTGACGTGGGGAGTGCCTGAGCATGTCGAGGGCGATGATCTGCGCGCCATGATTGAGGAGCGGAGGGCGATGAACCGGCGGAAGCGGATGGGAGGGAAACATCAAAACGCAGGCGACAACCGCCCCAACCAGAAAGGATATTGACCCATGATCGAGACTCTAAACCAAGATCCAACGCCCAAATCGCAGGGGGCTGAGGTGGTCGCCCTGCCGTGCCCTTGTTCTCTGCCCTTTGAGGATGTTTCCATTGAAGAACTGGCGGCAAGATATGCACGGAAACACGCAGTCGATCAGAGGAACGGATACGGAGCTGTAACAAAGGAAGAACACTTCCAGCTTGCCTTGCTTTACTTGGCCACGGGTCGCTATGAGCTAATCGAAGGCGAGTGTGGGAATTTCTATCGAATACCGGATTGGTCTGATTTTTCAGAGCAAGCTATTCTTGCACTGGAGGCTGACTCCTCAGAGAACGATGAGATGACGAGCCCCCGACAAACCACAACCAACACCCAGAAAGATGAGCACTGAAACGAAGCCAGAATCTACTCAAATGCCACTCGGCCCAGGGGGTCGTCGTCCATCGACTTGTTCTGTCCATATCGGGCCGGGACAAGTGAAGGCTGCTGCGATCTGGGAGGATTTCAAAGGTGACGAACTGCGATTTGTGGATGTCCTCGAACTGTGCTCATGCCTCATGGTAAACGTCGCCGACAAATCGCAAAGCACAGACAACGAAATCTCCACAATGGTGCGCCGACTAATGCACGACATGCGCCGGAACGCAGCCAGACAGAACGACACAAGCGCAGACACCGCGAGGAAATAAATATGGCTGACACGACAGATACTCTACGAGCGGTTGATCTGCCGCGCCTGGTTGGGCCTTGTAAGCGTCCATTGATGGTGATGCCTGCAAATCATTCGTCGGCGATCATCCATTACTGGTCCGGCAAGTATCCCGGCAAACTGGGATGGTTGATCGGCCCTACAGCACTCCCGAAAACCAAGCTCCGGCCGTGGATGCCGTTCGCGCTGGATAACGACGCATTCAGCGCATGGAGCAAGGGCCGCGAGTGGAGTGAATCGGCATGGGTAGGGATGCTGGACCGAGTGAAACTCTCGGGAATGTCACCGCGTTGGGTGCTCGTGCCGGATGTCGTGGCAGATCGAGACGCCACACTCGCGAAGTGGGAGCAATATGAACCAGTGGCAGGCCGCTACGGATGGCAGCTCGCTATCGCGGTGCAAGATGGCATGACTCCCGCAGACCTTCCCGAAGGTGCGGTCATATTCGTGGGAGGCACTACCGAATGGAAATGGAGATCACTTCCAATGTGGTGCGCGACCGGTCGCCGCGTGCATGTGGGCCGCGTCAATGAGGTAGAGAAATTATTCGTGTGCGAGCGCCTCGGTGTGGAGTCGGTGGACGGCACCGGTTGGATGCAAGGCACTGAAACAGGGAGGCAGGCCAAAGCGCTTGGATCGTGGCTGGCTGGGTCTCTCGTCGATCACGACTGTTTTGATTTTGCCCACGCCATGGATCACGCCCAGGTGCGCGGGTATTGGCCCAACGCCGAGCCCATCCACGGCGAGAAAGATGCCTGAATACACAATCGAGCTTATCGCCGTTGGATGCGGCGATTTGTTCATCCTCTTCCGAATTACCAACCAAGCCAGTTGTAAAGAAATCCTTAACTACTCAAACCAATGAAAGGGAAACGCAAACGAATGAGAAAAATGATCCGTGACGCCTGTGATTCTGACCGCCCGTGGATTGAGGCGGCGTGGGAACTCGCGCAAAATGGAGTCCCGCACAACCTGATTATGTGGGAGTCCAACGAATACGGCAAAAGCAAGCTCCTCCAAACAAAACCATGAGTCCCTGCGATAAATGCAAAAATCTGGTATACCACGACAAAACGGTGACGTGTATTGTCGGCCACTCTCCACGCTTCCACATGCCCAAAAACGAACTGGATTCAGACTACGGGTGGAAGAAAAGAAACTGCCCCGACTACGCGATGAATCCAGAGGATGGTAGAGATGAAGCCCTGCGATGCCAATGCGGCAGCGTCAGCTTCCACTTGCTACGGAATGGCAACGCGGAATGCAAACGCTGCCAAGCCATCCATGAACGCCGCGAACTCGAATGGGTTTATATTGGATGAACGTCTAGCTATGCCACCGATGCCAGCCGCCCTACGACTTCCGCTTCATGCTACCGGCTTCCCGGCTGGTATCGGTTGGATGCGGCGATTTGTTCATCCTCTTCCGAATTACATTATGACTATCGAAAAACTCCAAGAAGCCCTCCAAGGCGTGATCGACGGCGGCATGAATAATCCGACCGATAAAGTGGTGTTCCGCAACTGTAAGGAACGCGGCGAACTCTCTGAAGTGGACTACGTGCTGACCGCCGTGGAACCGGAAACCCTCACACTATGCTGGGATGATGGCCACTTCTGAATCTCGGATGAACGGCCAAACAAACAAACAGAAGTTGGATTTATAAAACCATGAACGAAATCAAAACACACGACACCATGAGTCCTGAAGCGCAACGAATCGCGATTGCTGAGGCTTGCGGGTGGAAGTTAATAATAGACAACCCAGATTACGAGCCGTATTGGGAAAGCCATGATGGCAGAATGATTGGGGTTAATAGTGCTAACCCCCTTCCCAACTACCTCTCCGACCTCAACGCGATACATGAAGCTGTAAAAAGCCTGCCGCAAAATCTCAAGCCTCGCTATTTCGCATACCTTTGCACTGTTGCCAGTGGAGCAATCTCTTTACACGGGTATTCAGAAGCGACAGAAGCGACTGCCGCCCAACGCTGCGAAGCGTTTCTAAGAACAATCGGGAAATGGGAAGAATAAAAAGCTTGCGCTCCCGCCGGAAAAAGCAATGGTCTCGCCCATATGAAAACTCCACCCTACTAAGACTACGACACCTATCGCAGCGTTAATGCGATACGCCTGACCGACGTAATCGGTCACCACACTTCCGCTCCCGTAACGGAGGGCAAACAGACAACTTTAACTTGAAGTAAAAGGGATAGCCTGCCAGCTTCATTAAATCGACCTTGGCTCACCGATTAGCTACCGGTCATATCATGTGGATCAAAAAGTTTGAGTTTGAGCGACCTCGGACGGGGGTGGAAGTGTGGTCCATAGCCTTTCAAAATGGCAGCCACACGCCTGACCGACGTAATCGGTCACTATATCTCAGCCACCGCAGTAAGGGCGCTGTCACACTAGACATTCAGCGTTACCTTCTACGGTGGTTGAGATGTGGTCAATACCTGCGAGGTCAATTCCCAGCCGTTCAGGGAGCACAAGCGTAAGAAATAATAACGGCCCACACGACTTGCCGCCGTAAGCGGCTACCACTTTCGGGATAAAACAGACTGCGGCGAACTGATCACCTCTGCTAGCTGGGTGTAAAAACCTCCTGACCACTTTCCCTATAAATACAATGACACCACAAACTGAAGAGAACATCAACGAAGCCCTGAACTGGCTTCAGGAAACAGGATCAGCCGTGCAGGACTTTGCCGTTGAACAAGCACCGCTCTACTGCCAAGAGGTAGTTGCTTGGGCATTCTGGCAAAACGCTATTGGCGCAGGAATCGGATTGACGCTACTCGCAGTCGGGATCTTTTGCGCTTACCAACTAATCAAGACGTCACGATCATATAAAGACAACGATGAAATTGTTATGGCCCTCTCCACAATTGTAGGAGGTTTAGCGTTAATCGGGGGCGTCATAGCCACAACCATTCACTTACCTGATGCCATCAAAGCCGTTGTGTCGCCAAGACTGGTGATCGTCGAGCACCTTATGAATCTCCGCAAATAACACATACCATGATTACTAAAGAAGACATCCTAGAGAAACTACTGAACACCGGCATCGGGGACAAACACAGAGCAATCCTAAAGCTAGCCCTGAAGGGGTTGGAATACGAAAAAATTGTTGAGGGTCAGGAGTTCATACCGATAGAGGAGCACCTCCTCGTTGTGGGCGGTTTAACCAGATCCCGCAATCTCTGGCGGAAAAAGCATGATGATCTTGCCGATGAGCTGGATGACAAGATCATTGCGCTCGAAGAAAAATTAAAAGATAAGGACGCATCTCTTGATGAAGCATCCAAAATCATCAACGATGCGCGGGAGAAGCATCGCGATCTTGAAGATGAGTTGACGAACTTCAAACGAGATACGATCAACTATGTCGCGAGCATCTAATCCAAAACGACCATCTGAAAAACGGACGCCTACAAGCTGAGGACCAGATTGCTGTGCTAGAGAATAAGTTGAGGGATACCGTCACCCTCAAGTATCACGATGAAACCGTAGCCACAGCCACTCGACGAATTTCCATACTGATAATTGAACGGGACGCGTTCCAGCGTTTAGCTGGGGACCTACAAACAGAAAAAAGCTGTATGCGAGCTAATCTCGAAAACGTGTGTAAAGAACTGGACGTTCTAAAAGGCGAAATCGTAAAACACGAAGAAGCCTATTGTGCTAGAAATGCACTCATTGATGAACTGTTCACTGAAAACGAAGAACTAAAGATTAAGATCGAAAAGTTCAAAGCGTTTTTCACGGGAGAAGACTAAAATAGTTCTTGCAAAAGAAACGGAACAAGCCAACTTCCCTTCAGCGCGGTGGAGAAACGGTATCTCACTTGTCTCATAAGCAAGGGTTTCGGGTTCAAATCCCGACTGCGCAACCAATACCGCACTGCATGTTAATGCGCCAGACAGATAAACTGGAGTGGTGAAAGACCACCTGCGGGACCACTCCATAGCCCCCTAAACTAATTGTTTAGGGGGCACTTTTTCGCATAAAATTATGACACAAACACCAGACCACTCCTCTCGCGGACACGCAGAGTTCTCACCGTCCTCTTTGAAATACGTAGCGGGTTGCGCTGCGTATCACGGCAAAGACGGATCATCAGCCGCCGCCCAAATGGGCACGCGAATCCACGAAGCACTTGAGATCTTCGATCCTTCTGCTCTCCACAACGAAGAAGAACTCCGCATCTACGACCAAATCGTAGCCATGGAACAGGACTTCTTAGCCAACTTCCCCGCTGGAGGAGTCGAGCACAACGAGATCCAAGTCACTGTGGAACTCAACGGCACTAAGACATGGGGCACCTGCGACCGTCTTATCCTATTTGGAAACAGAGCCGTTATGGCGGACTACAAGACAGGGATCAGTATCATCGATCCGCCTGAAAAGAACTGGCAAGCGAAGGCGTATACCATCGGAGCCTTCCAGAAGTTCCCTCAGCTTGAGGAAATCACGTTCGTATTCTATGTGCCGCAACACTACGCTTCGCTGCATTACACGTTCTCCCGTGCAAAGGATCTCCAACCGATGATCGACGAACTCAGCGAGATCATCAAGAAGGGCGAACAAACGCGACCCAAATGGGAAACCGGAACACCGTCATTGGGCGAATGCACGCCCACAGTGAACTGCCGCTTTTGCAGGCACGAAGATCACTGCCCAGCTTTGGGTGGGTTGGTCATCGAAGTCGCAAAGAAGCTTAACCCGCAACTTCCCGATGTGGATCTTGAGAATCCTGACGATCCGGCGGTGATCGAAGAACTCTGGATCGTTGCTAAGATCGTCAGCAATTGGTCAGATCGCCTTAAAGAACGGGCTATGGGCTTGGCGAAGTCAGGCATGACGTTCCCGACGCTGAAGCTCAGCTCCATGGGCGCGACAAAGAAAGTCATCGACAATGACGGCTTAGTGGCTATCGCGCTTTCGCACGGATTAGACCCTGCCGAAGTCCTGTCGCATGCATCCATCCCATTGGGCAAGATCGCCAAAGCCGTTGCGGATAAGCATGAGAAGAAGGATCGCAAAAAGATTTCAGAAAATTTCGTTGACGCTTGTGAAAAAGAAAGCATCATCCAAACCTCTGAGGAACGCTTCACACTTAGGTGAATCGGGAATCAAAACCAGAAGCTAGAAACTAAAACAAAGTTATGCCAAAAGCAGAAAGTGATACAACAGTGATTGAAGTCGAAGCCGTCTCGCAAGAGAACAACAAAGTGTCGGTGCCCAGCTCCGATGGGCTTCAGTTCGACCAGAACGACATCGACATCCCACGTCTCAATGTCATCCAAAAGACATCCGACATCGAAGCTTCTACAGGAAGTCTCGTTTTGGATAAGCGCCACGTCCTCCTCAAACCGTCTGAGATCGGTCAAGTGGTTGTGGTTTCCGCCGTCAAAGCATGGAAGGAAGACATTCCTTTCGACGAAGGCAAGATGCCGCGCCTAGCTGCGACTCCCGCACTAGCCGCACAACTTGCCGCTGACTCAACATATCCAGTTGTTGAGTTTGCGGACATCGTTCTCCTCTTCCGCCAGCCCGAAGGCTCGACGGACGATGAGGCTTATTCGTATCCAATCGGAGATGCGAACTACGCTCTCGGCAAACTCTACGTTGCCAAAGACGCGTATCGCCAAACGTATAAGCGTCTGGTCACGTTCGTCGCTGTAAACCGATCAAGCGAAGTGCGTAGCCGACTCCGCAATCGCCTCTGGAACTTCCAGAGTCAACTGATTGAGCGCGGTAAGTATAGCTGGTATGTTCCGTCGTTGTCGGTCAGCCAGTCGGAAACACCAGCTGAAGTGTTGGAATTCATCGAAATGTTTAACGGATAAAATTATGGACAAAAGAGACATCCTAATCAAAGAACTCGAAACTATCGAGTCGATGATCGCAGAGATCGATGGTAACATCGAACTTCTCGAAGCACAGAAGCAGCGCATCAACGTGATCGCGGAAGCAATCGGGTTGCGGCTCGAAACGATGCCAGAGCAACTTGAGTTTGAGCTGGTAGATAACTGAAGAACAACCTAACCCTGCGCGATAAATTCAAGCAGTTTATCGCGCAGGGTATCTTTATGCCCTGAAACTGAAAATAAATCAAAATGAGCCTACACGCATACCGCCAGCCATTCTCAAAGAGTGGCCGCAAATTTACGATTCTTCGCCAAGTGCAATTGTTCAATAAAAGCTGGACGTTCAGCAAGCTGGTCTGTAACGGTCGGTCTGTCATGGAGTTCGACTCACGGGAAGCAGCAGAAGCTTGGGCGGCAAACCACCCATTCACCAGCGACCCACATGACGTGATCAAAAGCATCAAGTATAAAATCGGAACCACCTACCTAGAAACTGATAAATCAATATGAATACATTTGCATTAGACTTCGAGTCTTACTACGACAAATCTTGTTCCATCAAGACACTTGGCCCACGCGGCTACTTCTCCCATCCCGACTTCGATGCCTACCTTATGTCCATCGTAGGCGACGAAGGCACTCGATTCTGTGGGCATCCGTCTGAATTCGATTGGACGTTATTGGCCGGACAACGAGTCCTTTCCCACAACGCATCCTTCGACCAGCATCTTTACATCTACGGCTGCATGAAGGGATGGTTCCCTGTTGTGGACTTTGCCGAATGGCACTGCACTGCTGATATGGTGGTCTATCTCGGACTCCCGCGAAACTTGAAGGATTCGACCGCTGCTGCATTGGGCCACAAAGTTGACAAGTCAACGCGTGATAACATGAGCGGAAAGAAGTGGGCGGCTATGCCAGAAGACTTCCAGAAGGAAGTGATCGAGTATGCCATTAAAGACTCAGAGCTTTGCCTTGAGCTTTGGCAGAAGCTCTCTGACGGCTGGCCTGAACGCGAGCGTCTCATCAGCACTGTGAACCGCAAAGTAGGTTTCCGTGGCCTGCCGATTGATTCCGCCTACCTGAAGGAGTGTCTTGAGAAGACGAACGTAAACCTCTTCAATATCGAAGAGTCCATCCCATGGTCAGGAGAGCGTTCGATTCTTTCCCGCATCGCGTTCAACGACGCTTGCCGCAAAGAAGGATTGGAACCACCAGCCAGTCTCGCTCTCGATGACGAAGAAGCGAATGAGTTTCTCGATACCAACAGCCACTTTCCGTGGATCAATGGCGTTCGCAACTACCGTCGCGTTAACGGGCTAAAGCGAAAGCTCGAATCATTCGACTCAGCGACAATGGGCGATGATCGCTTCTACGGTAACCTGATGTATTTCGGAGGACACACCGGAAGATTCAGCGGTAGCGGCGGCAATCTCAACTTGCAGAACCTGCCACGTGAAGAAATGTTCGGCGTGTATCTGCGCAATCTCATCGCACCGAAAGCAGGACGGGTTCTGATCGCAGTCGATTTATCGCAGATCGAAGTCCGCACACTGTGCTGGCTCGCCAACGACGTCGATACGATGGCAGAGATCGCAGCTTCGAATGACATCTACGAAGCGTTCGCCATCCGTTTCGGTCTCTGGGACAGATCCAAAGGCAGCATGAAAGCGAACGATCCTTCGCTACGTGGCAAAGTAAAGGCGATGGTTCTGGGCTGCGGCTACGGATGCGGGCCTGACAAGTTCGCCAAAGTATCTGGCATGGCTCTCCCTGATGCCGAGAAGGCCGTTGCTCTTTATCGAGAGAAGATGCGGAAAGTGACTTCATACTGGAAGCGGCTTAACGAAGATATTCAACTTTCGATTAACGCAGGGGACGAGTTCACCATCGACCTCCCGTCGAATCGCTCGTTGCGCTACGGGCATATCAGAACAGTGATGCAGTTCTATAAGAGGCAGTTCATCGCGATGATGAACAAATACAGCAAGAAAGTGCCTGTGAAAATCTACGGCGGGCTACTCTCGGAAAATGCATCTCAGGCTTTGGCCCGTGACATCTTCTGCGACATGCTGTGCAAGATCGACGCAGCAGGGCACGAGATCATCTTCCACGTCCACGACGAAGTTGTGATCGAATGCGATGCAGACAAAGCCGAAGAAAGTTTGCGGGAAATTATCTTGATCATGTCCACGCCGCCCGATTGGATTCCCGACATCCCCCTATCAGCAGAAGGAAAAATTCTCACCAAATACGAAAAATGACATACAGATACCTGAAAAACCTGCGGACACTATCCGCTTCCAAGTGCCAAGACATCAGCAAATTCAAGAAGGACAAGCCCGTCCACAGCAACAAAGCTGAGTATAGAGAGTGGTGCTCGAATGGCGAAACCGACCACATCTTCTACAGCACGGCTGAAGGCGATGCACCAGCAAAGCGAATCTCCAACGACAACCCACCAGCTGCAATCTACGGAGTCGTCGCCGACTACGATGCGCCCGTCGATTGGGATACGGTCGATGATATGATTGCGCTCAAGTGCAAAGACAATCCGCCAACATGGCGCAGCAAAACCCATTCGGGCTACATCCGTCTAGTGTGGGAGTTTGAAGATCGCCTGCCGATCACGCTGGATATGTATGAGGTTTTTATGAAGCACCTCAACAGCATCCTTCGGATCGACAGAGTCTTTGCTGGATTCGACAACACTTCACTTAAGCCGAACCAATACTTCGAACTCGGCGAAGACTGGACCAAGATCGGAACCCCGATTCCTGCATCCGTCTACCACACCGCGCTCATGAAGGCGGCGAAGGAACGCCCGCCACAGTCTGACGAAACCCTGATCCCAATCGAGACGGTCGCGGCAGAAGTCAATAAGCAGTTCACCAACCGATGGGTGGGTAACTTCGAGATCGGTGCTCGTGGTCCCTTATTCTGGATCGATGATGGTATTGATCGTGAAGGATGCCAGATCGTTCAAGACGGTGTGCTGTGCTTCAGCGACCGTGCGGGCAAAGGATTCCTTACATGGCGTGAAGTCTTAGGTCCGAAGTTCGTCCAAGCTTTCGAGCAGAAGAAGATGGGCAGCTTGCTCGACCAATACTGGTTCAATGGCAAGAGCTTCTTCAAGTTGCTCCACAGCGCAGCGGTTGCGATTCAACGAGACCAGTTGGTCTTAGAGCTTCGGCAATCAGGATTCAATCCAAAGGCGAAGAAGGGTCAGCCGTTGTCCGAAGTCGAAAGCGCGATTCTGGTCATCAGCAACCAGAACCGGATCGATGAGATCGCACCAGTGGTCTTCTCAAAGGATCGGATCGTGACCTACAACAGTCATCGTATCCTGAACAACGCGAATATCCATCCCGTTGAACCAGCGGATAACGGAGATCCTGCAAACTGGCCGTTCATTCATACGTGGATCAACCAGCTGTTCGTCAACACGGCGAGCAGACCGACCGTCGATTACCTGTTCTCGTGGCTCCAGAGATTCTATTCAGCCGTGCTGCATAAGGAATTCATGCAGGGCCAAGCGATGTTGCTCGTTGGGCCAACCAATAAAGGAAAGTCTCTACTTTCGAATAGGGTCATCTCTTCGCTTGTCGGCGGATATGCCGATGCTTCCGACTACCTCAGCGGTCAGACGAAGTTCAACAAAGATCTGGCTCGCGTGGCCGCATGGGTGATCGACGATACAACGTCAGCCGCATCCTTTCAGGACCAGCGGAAAGCGACGGAACTCATCAAGCGTGCCGTAGCGAATCCCCGTGTGGAGTATCACGCGAAATACGTGGACGCTATTTCGGTTCCGTGGACGGGTCGGGTGATCTTCTCGCTCAACATGGACCCGAATAGCCTTTCGGTCATCCCTTCGCTGGATAGCTCCAATCGGGATAAGCTCATGGCTTTGAGGATCAGCGATTCAGCGTCGAGCAAGTTCCCGTCGAACGGATCTCTTGAGACCACCATCAAGAACGAGCTTCCATACTTCGCGAAGTTCTTGCTCGATTGGAAGGTTCCGAAGGACATCGAAGGCGTAGGTCGCTTTGGAGTTAAGAGTTACATCGACGAGTCCATCGCCTCAGCCGCTTACGACAATTCAAGTCGCTCCTCCGTGGCCGAACTTGTCGAGTTCTTCGTCAAACGCCTGCGCGAATACAACAGCACGATGGATCGTTGGACTGGAACGCTGACCGAATTCCAAGTCTCATTGCACGATCTCAACAACGGGCGCACCGTTGGTATGTCGGGTAACCTTGAATTCGTCCGGCGCGGGATGGGGACAATGGAAGAAGCGTGCAACAACAACCCGAATGTCAGACCGATCCGTTCTTACGGACAGGGAGGCGGGAAGATTTGGGAGATCGATCTCGACAAGAAGTTCGATATCAGCCGTGGCCCATCAGATAATCTTTCAGAAGATCCATCTTCTTTAGTTTGCTGATCGGGATGTGGTAGCCGTCAACGCGGTAGGTGAACCCTGATTCGTCAGAGCCACCTGCCGCAATGAACTTAGCCCTCCGTTTGAACGAATCCGTTTTTATCCAACCAACAAGCCAGAAACGGGTCATAGTCTCATGTGCTCGAACGAATATGTAGATATCGTTTTTGAACATATGAGACTTCTTTTTTTCAACTGATGCGGTGTAGTCGATCTTCGGGACGCTATTCGACCGCTTCGTCTTTACCTCAATCTTGATTCCGGTTTTGGACTCGAAGTCGTAACCGAATTGAGAATCGCCACAGTGCTCCGCCATTTTGCCGAGATACTTGCCAACCGCGATCTCGCCAAGCATACCGTGCATCCGGCCCGCACCCTTTGTGTAGGAATTTCGCAAGATGCCCATCCGATTGGTGCGGGCAGCAGCGAGCTTGTAATCCTCCCCTTCCGGCGTGAACTCAACAAATGGATTGCCGACTACGGATTTAAACTGATCGGCAGGATTGCCCATCAACCCCGAGAGTCTTTCCCCTTTTCGACTTTGACTTTGCCTTTATGCAGCTCGCCTTTAAGTTTGCCCTGCTGCTTTTCCGACAACGGGCTTACTTTCGAGAGCAAATAGCCGACTTGTTTCTGAGACTTCGTAGTAGTTTTTGGTCCTGTTTTCATAAATCAATTGGTTACGATCCAGTTAAGGATTCCCGTGGCGTAGGCTTTCGCCAAATCCTCACGGCGACTGGAGAATATGCAGCTCTCTGTGGGGTTGCTGCCGAAGAATGGTTCGCAGATTACCGCTGGGCAGTGGGTCTTGCGGAGGAAAAGACCACCGCGATCCTCCGAATTGATCTTCTTCACGCCGCGATCCTTCTGGTTCGGGAAGGACTTCGCCAAGCTACGCGACATAGCGTCAGCGAGCTTCAAGCCTTTCGGGCTACAGAACCAGTGTAGGAATTCGTGTCCGTTGGCGTAAGGCCCAGCCGAATTGAAATGCAGCTCTACGGCGGCATCGACTTTGAGTTCTTTCAGATGCCGAGAAAGCCAGAGCATCGCGGAGGAATAACTCACTCCATCGTAGCGATCCACCAATACGGTCGAGTGACCTGCATCTTCGATCAGTTCGCAAACGCGTTTAGCGAGTGGCTGGTTGAACGCCCACTCAGAAACGCCTTCGACATTCACCGCGCCATTATCACCAGCACGGCTATGTCCTACGCAAATTGCTACAAGTTTTTTCGTCATGCCATCCTTCGGTTTACTGCGTCTTCAAAACTATTCTTGTTATTTTCAACCAAATACCTAGCATCTCTCGCAATTGATTCTCGCATTAACTTGCCGGACTTTGGGTTTTCTTCATTGACTTTTAAATACGACCTAAAAATTCTTGCGTGTTCATCGGAAAGATTATTCAATATGTCTGGGTTTTTCTCGACTTCATCCAACAGTTGATAGATCTCGAATGGCGTGTTAAGTTTCCGCCCAGTCACATCTCGCATACCATTAAGCCCAGAAGTCACTCCCTGCGCCCACTCAAAATCATCCGATGTTTGATACGATCCGGCCCCCTCTGGGTCTTTAAATGCAGGACTATCCGAAGGAGATCCCTCATAGTTTTTGTTTTCTACCGCAACATTAAGATACGAATGATTGGCCTCATGCCCTAGTGTTTCTATTATATTGCTGGGGTTTATCGGGCCTGCTGGGGGGAGTCCGTTCGATCTCCGAAAGGCGACATCCTCCACGGACATTGGGATTGTTTCATGAGGTGCAATGCCTGATTTGCTTGGGTCAACCCCTGAAATTCTATTGGACTTAACAAAATAACGAGGGTTGTTCTCTTGAACATCAGTGATCGAAACAGGAGAATCCCTCCTTTTGAAATCGATCATGTTCGGCGGGGGCATCCTTTCTATTCGCCTAAGAGTTTCATCTCTTATACTTTGCAGTGCTGGGTCAACCCCAAAAGATCCATCTTCGTTGCGAACCATTTCATAACCAGTTCTTCTGCTTCTGTCGTCACTGGGGTGGACTCTCGCTTTTTCAAAATTGCTCTTTTGTTCCGCAACAAAGGATTCAGCCCCGCCGGGAATCCGCTGAAGCAATTGATTATTGATAGAAGATGGAGTGACTGTCGCGTTTCCTTTTGAATCACGCCCTAGCGGAGGCATTTGCAACTTTGTTCTCTCATAAGGGGCTTTGCCCTCTGGGAACATTGGTTCGCTCATCTTTGCTGCGGCAACTCTGTCTTTCGCAACAAATTGAGGTCTTGGTTCCCCAGTTGTTCTCGGTCTGGCCGAAAAATTATGCACTTCCTCGACAGGACGCGGTGCCGTGGACTTAATCCACGATGATAGTTCATCGCTTTGCGAGAGGTCGGGCGCTGATCTAGTTGAGACAAGGCGATCCGCTAACTTTTTAATTTTTTCCTCGTTAGTCATCACTTTGAGTTCCTGTTGCCGATGATCACGGCTCGTTCGTAGCTATACTGACTGTGGAACTTCTGGCCCCTGCCTTCGAGCGTTCCTTCAACGAAGTAGTATTTGACCGAAGGCTTCAACGTCACATAGTCAGGATCGAATAGTGCGCTTTCGTTGGAGCCTTTGAGAGAGTCGTTCCATCCTCAACTTGCTAGCCCCATCACCAACAGCAGCGAGCCGATCCAGTTCATCTTCGATTCGATCCAGTTCGGTTTCGCGCTGCCAGAGCACCCATTGGGTGTAGGCGTTGCAGGCTGCGGTGATTGATGCGAGAAGAGCATTCACTCTCCTGAGTCAGCGGCTTTGATGAGTCCGACACCCGCAGTGATGGCAGTGACGAGCACGCCGATATCGAAAGCGCCGCTCTTCAAGAAAGAGATGCCAGCGAACGAAACAGCGGATACGATAGTGAGGATTCCAATGACGGTAGTTTTCATAGCGATATGGGTTGAGTATTAGCGGCGTTTGATCCTACGCCCGATGGCACGATACAGCGAAATCAAAGCGATTGCAAGACCGACGCAGGAGGCTGAGAACCGGACGGACCAGTCAAGCTGTTCTTGGAAAGTGGAGACGACGGCTACCGTCGATCCGGTGATTCCGACCAACCCGTTAAGGAGGATCTGGGGAGTGTTCATTGATGAAAGCGGGTCCGGTATCATAGCGTTAATACATTCCTACGGGAGTCCCGTTTCCTGAATAAGGGTCCACGCGCACTGATTGCCGCGATCCGCCACGGTAAGCGTCTTTTTCGTCCTCCAAAAGCTGCTTGCAGACTTGCCAGTGGTAGTTGGCCCGCTCGATATCGGCGTTGTCTTCAGCCGTGGTGGCAAGAATGCCATGCTTGATGGCGTTCACATTGCCCAAATAGACGATGTCCGACTCGCCCATGATCGGAATAAAGGCCCGCTTAAGTAAAAGGAAGATCTCTTGAGTGCCGTTCGAAGGAGTGCGCGTCCGGTAACGTCTGTAGCGAAAGATAGTATCGCCGCGTCCTTCGGCCAGAACGAGCTTATCCTCAACGGTTTTGCCGTCTTCAATGGCGTATACCTGAACGTTAAACGGAATGCCATCCATTTGGATAAGGGAAACTGAGTTCGCTTCATAGCCGGGACCGATGCCATACTCTGTGAGGTTCCCTGCAATCTGGGAAAGGTCAACGGAGTCGCGGCCATTC